GTACACCGTTCCGTTGCTCGCTTCGTAAACTATGAACATATATCTTCGTCACCCGGTTCACGGGTCAAAAATTGCTATCTCTGATCTAGAGGCGGCTATGGACTATGAACACGGGTGGGAGGAGTATGATCCTTTGGAACCGGCGGCGCGGCAGGAAGAACCTGCTGCGTCGCCGGAGCCAAACCAGTTGAAGCGTCGCCGCAAGGCAGTAGCGGCTGAAGCCTAGAGGGCTACACAATGGCTGTAACAGCCCAAAGCCTTATCAACAAGTCGTTGCGATTGTTGGGCGTTTTGGCGTCTGGCGAGACAACGACGGCTGACGAAGCGCAAGATTCGCTCTACAGCCTGAACTCTATTATCGACTCGTTTTCGGCTAACCCGCAGTATTACTTCTGCACGCAGGCCGAACAATTTACGTTGGTCAATGGCCAGAGCACGTATACCATCGGCAACGACCCCAACACGTCCCCAGCGGCTAATTGGGTAACGGCACGGCCTATCCGCATCGTCGGCGCGTTTGTGCGCATATCCAACGTGGATACGCCGCTTGCGCTGATTACCGAGCCGTATTGGACTAACATTACCAATAAAGCCGCAACGGGCACGCCTACTAAGCTGTTGTACCGACCCAACATCCCGTACGGGCAAGTAGTGCTGTACCCCACGCCTAACGCGGCGGTGTCAATCTTTGTCAAGGCTGAACGTATGATTCAGCCGTATGCCACGCTCGTTTCAACGCAGTATCTGCCGCCGGGCTACCAGCGCTTGCTAGAGCTGTCATTAGCGATGGAGTTAGCACCGGAGTATGGTTCACAGGTCAAGCCTGAGATCATTGCTAACCTGCGCGCTGACCTCGACAGCTTGATCCGCACGAACATTCAGCCATTGCCGGTTAACAAGACCGATAACGTGCCGAATACGAACACGACGTTTAACATGCCCCCGATTTAGGTGAACCATGGCAACTACCCGTGAGCTTTTGAGTGGTGCGCATCGTTTGCTGGGGCTGGTGAACTCGGGCAACGTGTTGCCCGAAGCCGTATACCAAGACAACCTCGTTGCGCTTAACCAGATGATTGATAGCTGGAGCACCGAGCGTTTGGCGGTGTTTTGCACGCAAGATCAAACCTACTACTGGGAAGCTGGCGCGCGGATTCGCACGCTCGGCCCTACGGGCGACTTTGTATACATTCTTGCTAACCAATCGGACACCCCGATTGTTACGCAAGGAGACGACTATATCGGCGTGGACGACGCGACTACGCAACGTCCGATTTTGCTGGAAGATTCAACCTATTTCCGCGACCCGACGACTAACGTGTCGTACGGCATCAAATTTATTAACCAGTTACAGTACAACAACATTGCGGTAAAAACAGTGCAAAGCACCTATCCGCAAGTGTTGTTTGTCAATAACACTTTTCCCAACATTACGCTGTCGGTATACCCAGTACCCAATCGTATGTTGGAGTTCCATTTTATTTCGGTGCAGCCGTTAGCTAATCCGACGACGCTCGAAACAAACTTGGAGTTTCCGCCAGGCTATTTGCGCGCGTTTCGGTACAACTTGGCTCTTGAACTTGCGCCTGAGTTTAACGTGGAACCTTCTGCTGAAGTGCGCCGGATTGCCATGTACAGCAAGCGCAATTTGAAGCGCATTAACAACCCTGACGACTTGATGGCTATGCCCTACAGCCTCATGGCACGTCGCAATCGTTACAACATTTACGCCGGGAACTTCTAATCATGGCGACAAAAATCACCATCAATAATCTTCCGGCTACGTCCTCGTCTTCGGGCGCGGACGAATTTGTGTTGGTCCAGAGCAATTTGACTAAAAAGATTACCAACACTAACCTGTTTACAGGCGTTACGTTAACTAGCCCTACGCTAGTGACGCCGGCGCTCGGCGTAGCTACGGCTACTAGCGTCAACAAAGTAACAATCACCGCTCCGGCTACGTCAGCTACGCTAACGATCGCCAACAGCAAGACGCTAACTTGCAATAACTCGATTACGTTTGCGGGCACGGACGCAACGACGATGACGTTTCCGTCTACGAGCGCGTCGATCGCTCGCACGGATGCGGCGCAGACCTTTACCGGCACGCAGACCTTTGCAGGCGCTGTGGTCGGCAGCGTGCAAACGCTCTCGGGCCCTGGCGCCGTTAACGTCACGACTGTGACGACCGCGTTCACCGCGACCGGCACGGGCGATGCGCTGACGCTCGCGGATGGTGTGGCGGGGCAGCTTAAAGCCATTGTCTACGTTGCGGAAACGGCAGGCGCTGACACGGGCGTGCTGACGCCGACAAACTTTGGCAACGGCACGACGATAACGTTTAACGCCGTCGGCGAAAGCGTTTTGTTACAGTTCCTCGGCACCGACTGGTGGATTGTGTCCAACAACGGCGCCACTGTCGCCTAAGCCATGAAGACACCGATTCTCGGGTCATCGTATGTGGTGCGCAGCCCAAACGCGGCTGACGCGCGCATGGTTAACTTGTATCCCGAAGTCATCCCTGAAGGCGGCAAAGAGCCGGCCTATTTGCAGCGTTGTCCAGGCATGGAGCTGATCGCATCTGTTGGGTCAGGGCCGATCCGTGGGTTGTGGAACCGCGAGAACGACATTTACATTGCTTCGGGCAATGAGCTGTTTAAGATGACGCCGAACATTACGATCACTAAACTTGGCAATATTACGGGCACGGGCCCGGTATCAATGGCCGATAACGGTTTGCAGCTCTTTGTAGCTTGTAACCCAGACGGATACATTTACAACTTTACGACGGGCGTTTTTGCTCAGATTACCGATCCAGATTTCCCCGGTGCCGTTACCGTGGGGTATCTGGATGGGTATTTTGTTTTTAACGAGCCCAATAGCCAGCGCATTTGGGTAACAAAACTGCTTGATGGTTTGTCTGTTGACCCGCTTGACTTCGCGTCAGCAGAGGGTTCGCCTGACGGCCTTGTAGCCGTGATGATTGACCACCGCGAAGCATGGCTTTTTGGCACCAACTCAACCGAAGTCTGGTACAACTCGGGCAACATTGACTTTCCGCTAGAACGCATCCAAGGCGCTTACAACGAAGTTGGCTGCATTGCACCGTACTCAGTCGCCAAGCTCGACAATACGATCTTTTGGCTAGGGTCGGATGCACGCGGACGCGGAATCGTCTATCGCGCAAACGGCTATCAAGCTGTGCGCGTATCAACGCACGCTGTTGAGTTTGCTATCCAACAATACAGCGATATGTCCGACGCGCTGGCGTACACATATCAGCAAGACGGTCACGCATTTTACGTGTTGATTTTTCCGTCTGCCGACACGACGTGGGTGTTTGATGCCGCGACCGGCGCTTGGCACGAACGTGCTGCGCTCGTCAACGGTGAATACAAGCGCCATCGGTCTAATTGCCACGCGGCCTTTAATGGCTATCCGACGGTCGGCGACTTCCAAAACGGCAACATCTATCAGTTCAAACTGGACGTGTATTTAGACGCCGGCGTCGTGCAAAAGTGGTTGCGCCGTTGGCGCGCGCTGCCAACCGGGCAAAACAATCTTACCCGCACAATCCATCACCAGTTGCAACTTGACTGCCAGACGGGTGTGGGCCTTTCGGGCGACGCGTCGTCGTCGGCGCTGGATTTGATTTTATCCACCGAAGGCGCGATTGAGCTTGAAACCAACCAAGCTGTAGCGCCTAACACCACACCAAGCTCGCTCTATGCGCTGATTGGCCCAAACGTCGGCACCGATCCGCAGGTTATGCTGCGCTGGTCGGACGACGGCGGGCACACTTGGAGCAATGAATATTGGCGCGATATGGGGCCAATTGGTGCCACGCAAACCCGTGTGATCTGGCGTCGGCTTGGCGCGACGATGAAATCGCGCGATCGCGTGTACGAAGTGTCGGGAACCGATCCCGTTATCGTAGCGATTATGGGAGCGGAGCTACAGCTTAGCCCGACGACCGCATGACCGTACCCAATACGACTAACATTCCGGCGCCTCGCGTGCCGTTTGTGGACGAGCGAACGGGCGTCATTTCGCGTGAGTGGTTTCGGTTTCTTAACAACCAGTTTCAACTGACAGGTGGCGGCACGACCGCCATCTCGCTTGCTGACCTTGAGTTGGCGCCGTACAGCGACGCCGCGACTGAGGCTGAGCTGACTGCTACGCAGGCAAGAGTTGAAGCGTTAGAGCTGCGCCCACCTCGGCTAGAGTTTACGCCCGTAAGTTTCGGGTCGTTCTTTTCTACGCAAACGCAAGCGGCGACCGTCATCAATACGGCTTACGCTATTACGTACAACAATGCCGATACGGCATACGGTATTTACCGTGACCCGGCTGACAACAGCAAAATCAAGGTCTCGCGGCCCGCTATCTACAACGTGCAGTTTTCCATTCAGGTAGACAAGACTTCGGGCGGAAGCGGCAAGTTTTATATCTGGCCAGCCATCAATGGCACGGCAGTCGCTAATTCTGGGTCGTTGATTCAAATTCAAGGCAACAACGCCGAAATCTTCTCGGCTGCCAACTTTTTCTTGCCGCTATCCAACGGCGACTATTTTCAGTTATATTTTTCCGTTGACGATCTTAGCGTGCAATTGCAGCACTTTGCGGCGGCAGCCCCCGTGCCAGCAATTCCATCCATCATATTGAC